TTTAGTAACCGATTTTTTATACTCATTGTTAGTAAAATATATTCCGTGCGCAATCTCGTGATCCATTGTCTTTAAGTCTTTACTACTTGCACCTATCAAATACCAATCAACTTGTTTACCGTCATTTTTTTCCATCGAATCCTCTACACAATACCAGTAAATGTCATTCATAATCAAATCGTATTCGGTATCTTTACAAAATATGTGATGTGCTTGTTGTAACATATTACTCGGTATATTATAACCTGCCCAATCATCCGGATATGTGAACGTTCTTTTTTTCCAAGAGTTCTTATAAAATCTCATGTACTCCATCCATGTGAATGGTTTACCTCTAAATTTTTTGTATGGAGATTCGTAGAATTCTTGGTATCTACAGAATAACATTGCCCTATCGTAATCATCATCTACCGTTACACAATATATTCTTGGTTTAATTTCTTTTACAACACCCTTAACTAGTGGATGATTGATTTTCATTTGTAATCATTTTATATAATTTATCGGCTACCATTTGATTCGCCGTTACACCCATGTGTTCATCTCCAGATAACCCATTTGTTTCATGTTTAATTAATAACTTTTCTTCTTCCGCCCATTGACCCATTGGTCTTTCAAATCTATCACTAAACCAAACAAAATTATAATTCAAATTAACTTTCTTTATCTTCAAGAAGTAATCTAAATCACCACTGTCCATAATGATATGTTGAACATCATTTAATTTTAAAAAAGACACTAACCCAACTAAATTTGCCATCCACTTATCCCTCTCAAAATAGTAATCAACAAAACTATTAAAGTAAGTTGTTGCGTCTTTATGTATCTTGTGTGTGTCTTTTTTATTGTTACCACACGCAACATCTGTCTCATCATCAGGAGATAAAATATTACCAACTGTCATATTAATTGTTCTACCCAAATCAATAGAATTTAATTCCTCCCTCCAACCTGGAGGAACTTCTAATATCACCAATGTTTCTTTTATTGTTAAGTAATTCTCTAAAAGATAGTCGTATGTTTTTCTCAACATACGAGTAACGGATCCACCAGGTGCTCCTTCGTTTATGATTTCAACATTTAACTTTTTCGCAAGTATGTTTGGATAAGCAAAATCTAAATGATTGTCAATATCAATATTGTGTTGTTCTTTGTAAATTTTCTTAACATCTTTCCATATGAATCCAGCACCAATACATTGACTCCCACCACAAACGTATATTTTTTTTATGTCTCTCATAAACAACTTTTTAAAATCTCCCTACAAAGTTCTTCAGGTATCTTACTTCTTTCGTATGCATTTGCTCGACCTTGTGTTCCTGTTCTACTACCTCTTGGTGCCGCAACGTGACACGGGTCACCATTCTTACACATTGGTTTTGGTGTCCACACATCACTGTTAGTCCATATGTCAGTTGGTTTCATCCGTTCATCACCGTATTGACAATAGGTAACAGAATTCTTTTTCAATCCTTTAACCACGTCTAATTTACGAAGAACTCCACGTGGGTTTTCCATAAACCAATATGTTGGTTGGAAATGTTCGATAATCTCCAATGTCTTCTTAACTAATTCGATACCCAACTTTGCCGTTTCTGTTTTAGGTATGTAAGCACCTTTACCACCGGCCCAATGATGACCAATTGCTGCAACACTGAAACCAGTACAGGGAGGTGAGGCCCAAATTACATCGGGTTGAAACGGAACTTTAGATACATCAAAATCTAATATACTAATTGGGTAATGAATACCTTCAAATTCAATTAAATCGGATGAAAACACTTCCATTCCTAATTCCTCGGCAATCTTTCCCACTGAACGACTACCCGCAAATAATTCTAATACTTTCATTAACGTATGTATTTGAATTTGTTTGCCAAGTTATTGATAAAGTTTTCTTCTTCGATGGATAATAAATCTCTACACTTTGCGAGACGTTCTAAACTTTCCCAAAATGTTTGATCGTTAATGTTTGGTCTACGAACTCCGTTGTTACCGTTCTTACTATCTTGGTCTGGTTGAATGTAACCGTCTTCGATTAATATTTCAACTAATCGGTCTTTTTCTCTTTTACTACAAGAGTCAATAAACTCACTTGGGTCGATGTCTACTTCTGCTGTAAATTCTGGCATAATTGTATGTTTTATTGTTTAATAAAATATACAAAATAAAATTGAAAATAAAAAATTAGAGAGAAAAACTTTCTCCACATCCACAAGTACGTGATGCGTTTGGGTTCACCCAGTGAAAACCCTTTCCGTTTAGACCATCGGAATATTCTAATTGTGTACCGTAAAGATATAGGACTGATTTTTTATCAACAACAACTTTCATTGTTGTTAAATCAATAACTTCATCCATGTCAGTGGTGGTGTCGTCAAAATCCATTACATATGACAACCCACTACACCCTCCACCTTTAACCCCTACGCGCAAAAAATGAGTGTCAGGTGTTAACCCATCACTCATCATTAATTGTGTTAAATGTTTTAATGCTCCTTCAGATATTGTAATCATAGTTATAAATATTACAATATCAAATCATCTAAGTCAATACTATGGTCAGATATTATTTCATGTATCTTTTCAAATACCATTTCGAGAGCATCGTACTTATCTATCTCCTTACCTTCCATTGACCACTCCAAGCCCTTCTTAGTATTATGTGTTATTTCCCACAAAGCTAATGCCATATCGAGAGATTTAACAGCCCTTTTATGTGCATATGAGTCGTCTATGTCACTTAAATCATATTCTATTTTCGCCTTCGCCATAAATCACTTAGTTTTTTAGTCGGTCTTTTAGTTTTAAGTTTACCATTTTCAGTCTCTTCCATTAATGGTGCTCTCCAAATTTCGTAGGTAATCCACAAGAATATTGTGATAAATAACACTCCTATTATTTTCATATGTATTTTTATTTTGTGAAATATTCTGTTTTCCAAAACTGCCACCATTTCTTTTTTTGAACTGGTTTACATTCTGAAAATGGATTATTTCCAAATGAAACAGAATTTGTGTATTTTGATGTCAATACATTTAAAAACACTTCATGATATTTTTTTGGTATCTCGTCAAAATCCGCACTAATGTTAACATTTAAATACTTTGGTCCATCCTCAGTATAAACTATAAATTGTTCATTCATACTAATAATAGTACTGGCCTTTATGTTTAAGTATTTTGTTCCACCTAAATTTAGATCACCACTAATATGTTTTTTAAATTCCTCATCTGACATATTTTATTCTGTTTCGTGATTTATAAAATTTTCATACTCCAATTGAAGTTTGGGGTGTTTTTCGAAGAAATAATCTCTTGTCAATTCATGTCTCCCCAATTCAACCTTAATAATAAATAATTCATCATGTAAACTATCAGACACATGAGTTAAAGTGTCGATTTTGTTTTTTTGTTCTTTTACAGTTACGATACTATTACTCCACATTACGGTTAACCATATCGATGTTAAAATTGAAATCACAAAGGCGGTTTTTAATCTGGTTTCACTTGTCATTAGACTAAATTTTTAATGTCTAATAATGTTTTTTCAACATCTTGTTCTGATAAATAACCAAGAACATCATTAGTAATTGGTGTGTCGTATGTGATTCCACCGTCTTTACCAAAGACTGCTAATTCATATAATCCCTTTGAACCACCATAAGTGTGTGGTCCTTGTACAATACTCGCTCCGTATCCATTTGAGAATTTAACAATACACTGTTGTCCCATTCCCGCTGGATGTGGTTGAAAGTTCAGTTCTTCGAACACTACTGTGTTGAGATTATTTGTTGGTCTTTCTGTTGTTTTCATGTTAAAATATTTCTTCAGCAATACCTAAGACTTCTGCCAGTCCGAACAGTGTTGCCGCAATTTTTACATCACCTTGAAAAAGAAAAAAACAGGCACCAAATCTGATGCCTGATTTTACAATGCTTATCCAAAAATGACTATTTGATTTTGATTCTTTAGGTTCCATAATCTAATATAGTTATTTTTTTCGAGATTTCAAAACTTTTTGTGATTCAATATAATTGTCAATGAAGTTGATTCGTTGACCAATCCAATACATTACGTTAACAGTCATTGAATTACCAATTGCACCTTTAATGCTTGAATATGATGGTTTCTTACCATCAATTTCAAAGTCTAAATAACCATCAGGAAATCCTTGAAGTCTTTCAAGTTCTCTTTCAGTAAAGATACGAATTGATTCATTGTCAACCCAATAGTTTGATGTTGATACTTTACCAAACCCGTCGACTAATGTCCGTGCATATGACTTAGTTACTGTACCTGCGAGTTTAATGTGTCCAAGAATATTTTGGGTGTACTCATCCCTCTTGATTTTATTCTTTTCTTTAACGCTTTCAAAACATCCTTCTTCAAATAATACTGAGAATGGGACTTTCCAATTTTTTCCACGATATCCGACAATGATGATTCTTTTGCGTCGTTGGGGAACTCCGAAGTATTGGCTGTCGAAAACCCGATAAGCGATTGAGTACTCTTCTCCTTGGACGATTCCTTGTTTGTCAAGGTCTTGGACTTGGAAGTTAGTACCTGTGAAAGAGGAGATGATTTCACACAACGCTCTTCTGTGTTTTTTCTTAAAAACGCCTTCGACATTTTCCCAAACGAACCATCTTGGTCGTTTGTCTTTAAGAACTTCTCCATACTTAAGGGAGAGTTGACCACGGATATCATCCATTCCTTTGTTGAGTCCTGCATCGGAAAAAGATTGACAAGGCGTTCCTCCGACCAATACGTCGCAGTTGAGGTTTTTGTAGGTTTCATAATCGTTTAGTTTAGTTAAATCAGAAAATAATGGGACGTTAGGATAGTGATGTGACAATACTTTTTGAGGGAAAGAGGCGTAGTCACATAAACCCACACACTCCCAACCTAATGGTGACCAAGCTACCGTGGCAGCCTCAATCCCACTACATACCGAGAAATACTTCATTTGTTATTTAGTTTAGTAGTTTAAGAACAAGACAAATTTAAAAAGTATTTCTTGAAATGCCAAAAAAAATTAAAATATTTTTTTTTAATTGATTATCAATGACTTATAAGGTCGTATTTTTCTTTTTTCCACTCCATGTTTGTGTACTTACTAAATCTATCACTTAAGACATCTGTGGCGTTGTTAAATATAGGTAAAACGGCGGTATTTGCCTTCCCATAGGATTGCACCAATTTACCTTTTCTGTACTGTAAATTAATTCTTTTTCTTTTATGTTGTAAGGCAACAAAAATATACAACGATCCGTGTTGAAATTGTTTCGACATACAATTTTTCATATTATATCCTTCTAATCTAAACTCATCCTCGTTTATTAAAACCCTAGGTTTAAAGATATCATTACCTATTTTTATATCTTGCTCAATGTCATTTATAAATTCTATCGGTAAATCGTATTTTACTTTATAACCACGTGCAAAATGAAATTTAATTCCTGACCACGATTCCATATGGTTTTCAAACTCACTGTCTGTTTTTGCTTTAAATTTTAATACAACTCCCTTTGATTCTAACAAATCACGAATGACAAAAAGTTTATTAAGTGAATAAACTAAAGAGTCTGTCTTGATTGATTCTGTTTCCCAATTATTGATAATCTTTACCATACAACTTTTTTCCGAATCATTTTTTAACTCGTGTATTTTGTTATTTGGTGGTATATCATAACAATGAAGTTCCCAATCAAATTTTTTAAGATATTCAATATGATGTTCACCAAATAATTTACACAAATAATTTAATGATGCTAAATGTATTGGTCTTTCTAAAGTTTTATTAAGAGAACTTATTAAGAATTTTGATTTGATTCCATATGAATCTAAAACAGATGGTAGAAATTTGTTATCGTTTTTTAATAACCACTTCTTCTTTGGGTAATCGTTTTGTATATCAAAGTACACATTGTTATGTCCCTTAATTCCTTTAACGTTTAAATGGAAATCAACTAACATGTCATATAAAAAGTTGACTTGGTATTCTCCCTTCAGTATTTTATTTTTAGTGTAGTCGGAATTAAATTTATGTTTTATCTTTTCACATATGATGTTTAAAATCTGTTCTGTACATCTTGTATACTTAACTCCCCAATATCCGATTCGTTTTTCCCCTCTTTCAAAACCATTTTCGGTTAAATCCAAAAGTAACTTAAAATCGTTTTTTTTAATTCTTGTTGAATTTCTGAACATCTTATCATCCGTAAGATTTTCATTTATTATCTTATATGTGACTTGTAAATCACCACTATTTATGTCGACATCTAACATGTGTTCAAACGTTACGTTTTTATTTGAACCATATCTTTGATAATTGAAATGATAAAGACTGGTGTAGATTAATTTATTATCATCCCCAAATAATTTTAAATCACAAGTAGACTTTGAATTACTCTTAGTTTCTTTTTTTTCTTGGTAGTGTTTAAACAATAAATCCATATAAAAATATATATGGATTCGTTGATATTGTGAAGTTTAAACGGGCAGTAGATACCTATTGACTTCTCCCATAACGTCCGTTAACATTCTTGGTTCTCTTTGTGTTGATTTAACTTCTACTCCATTTATTTTAATCGGAACTTTTTGTTTACTTATTGAATTTAATAACCCCAATCTAGCGTGATTCTTTGTTTTCTTTGTTAACTCAATAACCGCCATTGCCATATCTTCTGGTGGTTGATTATTACAAAAATGTCTTGATTGTATTAGTGAACCAGTTTGACAATCGAATTCACATGTGACCCTATCTGACTTATCTTCAGTTCTAATTGATATGATAATTGATTTATCTTTATCAGAATACGAGGCAACGCAATGATGCATAAAACTCCCCTCTTCGCTATAATCTTCTTCTCGTTTTAAAATGTAAGGATAAAATGTTATATCTCCGTGATTCCCATTACCCAAATCAATCTTTAAATCTATCGGTTTTTCAACATCATTAACCATCTTATCAGAAAAAACATATTCAATAACATACCCCTTTTTAATCATTGATATCATTTTAGATAACTCACTATGTTCACTTCTAAAATCATCATATGTTTTTGCTTTCATATGTAAATCAGGTATAAATTCACGTAACCTATCAATCATTTTGAAGTGATCTTCCAAATCGTTTAAAAAATTATAATTAACTAAGGTTTCCGTTTTACCCAATAACCTCTGAAACCCTCTAACTGA